CCAAGATAGATCGTGGTGAGGCCCGTTGCTATATCGGTGCCAGCATGGCTGGCACTGATTGCATCGCTCTCATGGCTCTGTCCCTTCGCGGATACCCAGAGGTTCGTATTGATCCGCAACTCCAGAGGATTTTCTTCGCGGGTCATAAGATCGAAGATTGGGTAGTCTACGACTTGAAGAAACGTGCTGACCTACGAGTTTGGGAAAAGGACGATATGACTGGTCGCCAACACAGACGGGAGTGGTTGAATGGCCACGTCGTATGCAACAGCGACGGTCTCGTAGATTTCGAAGATGGATCACCACCAGCCATCCTCGAGATCAAATCTATGAACTTAGCTAACTGGACTAAGTTTAAATCTCATGGCGTTAAAGTTTCGCATCGCAGGTACTATCGTCAGATGACTATGATGATGGCGATGTTCAAAATTGAGCGCTCGTTTTTCGTGGCATACAATAAAAACAATTCTCAATATCACGCTGAAGTTGTCCACTTCGATCAAGAGGAGTGGGATGGAATGTATGTCAAGATACAGCAAGCGCTTGATGGGCAAGCGGAGAGAGTAGCGAAGGAACCCGAGGACTGGCGGTGTAAAGGCTGCTTTAAACGGGAAAGCTGTTGGAGCCAACCTGACCTCTCTCCCGCTTGTCGTTTTTGCGTACACAGTTACGCAGATCAACATGGTGGTTTCACATGCAAGCTAACAAACAAACAAGAGAAACAGGCTTGCGATAAATACGAACAGTTTAGACCGACGGCGAAGGTGTAACCACATGAAAACACTTCAAGAATTATCCAAGGTTCGCACCTCAATCATCCGCAAGGAAGCGGAGATAGAAAGCATCGAGGAACGAATTGTAGAGCTGCCCGATGGAGATGATCTTCACCGGGCCAAAACAAAATTCCGTCACGAGAAGGAGCGACTTGTTGAGCTGAGATGCCGCTGCGCCGAGCTCGAGGTCGATGTAGAGGCAATAAGGATGCAGATCGCAGGAGTAACGCATGGGTAAATTAAGAGATGTACCTATCGACGCCGCAAAAGTCATTATCAATAACGACAGAAATAAAGAGTACGGTGATCCAGCCGAGAACATGAAAGACATTGCCCAAATGATGTCTGTTATTCTACGGCCCGCGCTGAAGGAAGATGCAGAGATCAGGCCAGAACAGGTCGCGATGTGTATGATAGCGGTCAAGTTATCTCGCATGACAACTAGCCCAAAGAAGTTAGACAGTTGGACGGACATCGCTGGATACGTCGGCGTCGGCTATGAGGCAATGAAGATCAACGAAGCGATGGAGATTGTCGATCTGCGTATTGCCGATAGTGACAAAGCAGCGGAGGTCAACGATGGCGTCGAACATTCCTAGAGCTAGAGAAATTCTACGAAGGGCTATAGCCACAACAACTGAGCGAGACGTGAAGGTCGCAATGGTTTCGGCGCTTATGCTCATGACGAGAAAGGTGGGTAAGAGCGCTCCCGTTAAGAGCGCTCCTATCACACCAGAGAAGCGTCTCGAGATAGTTGCGCTACGTCGGGCCGACCCTACGCTGCACTTATCTGAGATAGCCCACAGGGTAGGCGTGAACCCCGGAAGAGTGTCCGAGGTTCTTGACCAGACGCTTAACCGCCTTTAGGTCCCGCCAACCTATCTACAGCTCCCTCACGAACGGATGAAATACCACCGATAACTGGCACTCTACCAAACAGTTCGCGCGTCATAGCGCGTTCTTTGGCGTTTGTGCTTTCGGCTCCTAGTGCATCAAACGTCATATCTTGCAGACCCGATGCTACAGTGAAGGCATCGTTGAAGAGACCAAGTGACGGTCCTCCAAACATTTCCATCACACGCATCTGACCGTAAGCGCCGTTGTCCAACTGAGCTGCACTGTCGTACATTAGTTGCCCGATCAGGCCGAGACCACCCATCTGCATTAGACCGTCGATGTACCAACCGCCCAGCTTGTCAGCTCTGTCACTTAGCCCCATGTCTTCTGCAAAGGAGAACTTGTCAGTGAGAGAGCGTTCACGAACTGCGAACTCACGGTTCTCCTCACCGCCACGGCCCTGAACTACGTCTTTGGAGAATGCTACGCCAGCACCAAACATGGGGCCGAGACCTGCCATGTAAAGAAGTGGAGCTACGCGACGTGTATCGCCCGTTCTCGTAGCTTCCTGCCATGCAAAACGACCCATCCTCGTCATCATCAACGGGAACGACTTGAGCTGCATGAGCAACATACCCGTAGGTGTTTGAGCAAAAAGTGGTAGATCATTCGCGTTTGGAGTGAAGATGCTATCGTTTGCCACCTTGATGATAGCTGCTGTGATAACCTCGCGGTAAGGATGCTCTTCACCAACCTCGTTGCTGCGGAGTATTGCCTCTAAGTTTAAGTTGCCGCGATAAATCTCGGTCAAACCGGCTTCGTCCAAGATGCGCTTTGCTACCCGGCCCTGGCGTGTGTTGGGAGCCTCTGTTGCAATACGAGCCTGGGCCCGGAAGTGTTCGTAGCCTACGGCTGCGGCCAAGTCCCGGTTCATATCAGTCCAAGGCGTGAGCAAAGTCCCGGTAAAGAACCCTGACGTGAAACGAGTATTGTCTACGCCGAACGCCTTTGTCATTCTTTGATGAGTAATGTTCTCAGAAGCCGCACCAATATTGCGGATCATGTCGCGGTATGCGCTTCCAGACACCGGGTCTTTCATGAACTTAGACCAAGCCTGGACACTTGCCTTGAAGTCCCCCGTGCGGATGAGCGGTAGCACCAAGTCACCCATGGAAGACAGGGTTGTGAAGCCCAGCAAAGTAACAGCGTTCACAGAACGAAGGAACTTAGATGCTGCCTTCATGTCTACAACTTTACCAGCAGAAGGTTCGATGTCTTTCCGTAAAGTAGCGCGGAAGAAACCTTCAGCGTGCAAGATGTTCTGCTTATCTACCTGTACGACTTGGCCCTTATCGTTCAAGAACCCATTGCTGTCATGCAATGCGCCAGCGATAGCTTTCGCACGGTAAGCAAAGTTCTTACGCATACGAACCGCTTCAGAACTAGGCGTGCCCGTAGTATCTAAGCGAGCCATGATACTTTGCTGTAGCTCCGCACGGCTCGCGCCGTTTCTTGCCTTGCCAGCAAGCTCTTTGACAAACTGTTGTGCCGCTACTTCGTCAGCAAATGGAGGGTGGAACAGAACAGTCTTTCTGTTTTCTGTAACTCTCTGACCAGTAGCCAAGTTTGAAGACAACTCTCGGCTGAGAACCCTGTCCGTAGACAACAGCTTGGTTACTGCATCCAAACCCTGATCCTGTACGAGCAAGTAGTCGTGGTAGCCGATAGACTTAGGACCAAAGTTCTTTTGCAAGTCTAGGCGTTGCTCGAGGCTGTCGCTGTACTTCGTCATCACCGCCATCAAGTCGTTCTCAAGGAAAGCCGCGAGATTGTTTGCTGGATCATTTGGGTTGGTGAACTGAGGAAACTTGTCCAAACGTATTTGTCGTTGGAAGTCAAAGCTGTCATCAGTATCGGCAGAGATATTATACTCTCCCAACACATCAGAACTATCAGCACCATTAGTCGTAACCAAACGGTTCTTAACCTTGATAGCCTTAGCTTGCGCTGCCTCTCTGGTGGTGGCGTAACCTTCCTCCTTGGCTTCAGCCATGAAGTAACGCTGCATCAAATCCACAAAGCGATCTTGGTCAGCTTCGATCAAATCCTTCCGCCAAATTTGAGGGAAGTAGTTATCCATGATTTCACCTACGGGAGCACCAGTTTCCTTGAGGCGAACCAGAGCCTTCTGGAGATAGGTCTTCAAGTAGTCGTAGACCTCTAGCTCTTTCGGAGACAGCCGGCTCATTCGCTTACTGTCCCGTAAGGCGTCCAAGATTTCTCTATGAGAATTAGGCTGATTGCTTCTGTGGATTGGCGCCATGTGAAGTACGCGACGACCGCTATCAACGCCCGCTTCATACATCTGACCAACGCCGTTATCCACCCAACGCTTTAGGAAGTTACCGGCGTCCGGCAGCTCACGAAGCATCCTTGTCATGGGTATAACAAATTTGCCCATGTTTGCTGAGACCCGCTCGAAGTGGCCACCGCCACCACGGCTAGGCTCAAAGAAGTCAGCAAGCGTAGGCATACCAGACTTACGAAGTATCTGTGCGTTGGTGTTAAGAAGATTGTGCTTCCACGCTTTGCGTAGCTCGATGCCTTCTTGCTCATTGATTGCGCTTCGACGGGACTTAGAAATAACGTCTAATACTTTGCGCGGTACGCCGCCGATCTCAAGAGACATAGACGCTTGTTCGAAACCCATCGAACCCATGTCTACACGGGTCATCATTTCCTTTACAACGTGAGCGTTGATGTCGGATGGCGCTTCTTTTAGGCCCGACATATTCGCATCCTGATCGTCGAACAGGTTGCTACGGATAGGCTTCATGTACTCTTCTTTTAGGATAGCCTTGCGACCGGGAAGATTTACGCTTGTGAAGCCCGCTTCGCGAAGAACACTCCGCAACCTACGAGCACCGCCCGCTGCGTCCGACAGCATGTCAAACATTTGGTTCGGAGAGAACGCACCAACAGTGCTCTCGATGCCGCGAGAAGCGGAGGGTCTACCCGCTTGCTCCTTGGATTTGATAAGAGCTATCACCTCCATAATGTCCGGCTGCTTAACCGTTGTCTTGGATGCTAAGTTCAAGGGCTTATCATCGCGTATGAATACGGGGGTAGTAATGCTTGTATCGACAGAGCCCAACCGGGTAATTTCTTCGCGTATTACTTTTTCCCGTGCATACATAGCCTCTATGCGGCCCGGTGAAACGTCACCCATCAAACGCATCTCGTTGATAGAATTGCGCGTTGCAGTCAGAATATCTACGACCTGAGACATGCGCTCCGGGTCAGAGCTTTGGTCGATGATATTACCAGCTTCTTTATAAGTAGTGTTTTCTGGTCGACGGGATACGAATGTCATGCCGTCCAAACGCGCGTCTTCTGATGAGCTTACAAAATATGGAACGACGTTGCCGTCTGTAAACTTATCCGCTGCATTCCTTGAGACTGGTGACATATTATTTATAATGTCGTCTGCGAACTCCTGAGCGAACTCAGCAGGCACTTCGAGAGTAAACCGAGATGATGGAGATGCAGCGTCAAAGTTATTAACAGTCCTCGACATATCGCCGTAGGTAAACAAAGGTAAGAACCGGCGGCGGGTATTTACGTCGCTGACTAATCCATTCAGCACATAAGACAGGGCTTCGCGAACATTGGCCCGGACAGAAGATACTATGTCATCTACCTCGTTACCCCTGACCGAGCGGATGTCATCCATTACTGCCTTGCTGTATGAGCTGTCTGTACTCATATCTACGTCGTCCAAGACTACGTTGATGATGAACTCATCTGCGTCGTAGGCAAACTCTGCTGCCCCTGCCCGGATGTCATCTACAGCTTCCCGAGACACAGCTTGAGAAGAGATTATCCGTCGTGACAGGGCTCGAACAGTCTGTGTAATATCAGGGTTCTTAGCCAAGTTAGACGCAAGCTGCCGAACCTCTTTACGGAAGGACTTGAATGCGTCTGATGTTACATCCGCATTGAAGTCATGCCCGAGGAGACCAAGACGATTAGCCATAGTTCTTGCTGCGTGCAGCTCAGGCTCAGTCCTGTGTGTGATTGCCCGTAAGGCGTTGCGCATCATGTAGTTTGAGCCGGCTGGTATGCCTGTCTCTGAAGGTACACCTACACGCAAGTCTTGTTCTGCTTGAATTGCAAATCCTACGCTGGGGCTTTCGATCTCAGGAGGGGCAGTACGAACTTGTATTTCGTATGCCAGCTTCTCGATTGTCTCGATGTTGCCCTTCTCGATTGCCTGACCGTACCGTAGGTATAGCTCCGCATTATTAAGGTCAGAATATGTACGACGGCGGTATGCCAATGCACCCTCTGTATTTAAGATATGAGCTACCCGGCGAGACAAAGCCTTGCCCAACTTCGTCAGGTTGCCCTTACTGTCGATCTGGTTTTGGAACTCGCGAGAGGCCGTTACCATATCAACCTCATCCGGGTTGATGTTTGGCGTGTCAGCGTTTTTATCTACAGCCTGAGGGTCAGCTTTGCGCTTTGCCTCTTCGACCATAGCTGATGCAAACTTCTTGTTGCGTGCTTTCTCTGCGCGGAATGCGCGGATAGACTTTTTCATGGAAAGAGATTTAGCTATTTTCTCCATTCCGACCCGCCGGCGCAGGTCAGCAGTTTCCCGAGACATTTTATATTCTGGGATGTCGCCAAATTCTACGGACTGGTGAACTTCATTTAGCTTTTCTAAAACGTCATCGACTAATTGTATGATGCCCTCATCGCCGATAATCATCTTTAGGTCGTCTTCCATATCAGCAAAGAATGCTGTGCCTGATATTTCGTCGGCCCCGGACTGGTTAATGTTTTGGTCGTAGCGGCCAGTTACGCTTTTAATCAAGCGTGCTGCCTTACGCATACGAGGAGCTAAGGGTTTGATAGCTTCGAGAACGCCAGTGTATTCTGGGTTGTAAGGCTCGCCCTTCTTGACGGCAATAATCTTTGCGCCCTTTTCTGTAGTTGCCATAGAGTTAAACTCATCAGCGATCTTGTTCATCGCGAACGCAAAGTTCTCTATGTCATCCATCTCAAGCCGTCGGGTCGCCTCAAGAGCATGTTCACCAAGCATTGCGTACCTAGCTCGAACTGTTTTGCCTAAGCTAGTTTTAGGCTCTACAGGAATTGCATAGGTAACTCGTGCCTTCTCATCCTGGCGAGTAATCAGTTTGTCGAACAAAGGCTCAAGAGTTTCGTCGTAGGTGGCCTTGCCGCTCAGGCGCTCAAACACGCGCTTTGCAAGCTGAGTAACCTTGTCCCAGAACGAGCGATCAGGCCACATCATCATGTCGTGGCGACGGTTCATATAAAGAGCAAACTGGTTTGCAAAATATTCATTCGGGCGAGCAAAGTCCGTTTGCCCATCACCCCAAGGCTGACGCGAAATAATCTTCTCGTACCCTTCGTCGGTTAAGCCTTTGCCTTCTTCTACAAACTGTTTGCGAATAGCGCCCCAGAACGTAGAGATGTCTTCGTCGTCCATAAGGTTTCTATATACCCAATGGCCTAGCTCGTGCGCAGCGACAAAGGTAGGAGACCCACCATTAATATCGGTGTACGTCTGATTTTGAAGTTGGATTTTGTTGTCATGGGAGCCGTACATACCCATGCTATTGCCCGCACCCTCCGGCAGAGTGTCGCCCAGCGCTGGGCCCATGCCGTCTTCGTCAGCAACTAGCTCAAACATACGACCAATTTGCTGCTTATCTTTCACGCTGAAATTGTCAAAGCGTGTGTTCAAGTCTTCGATGGTATCTTTTACAAGCGCTTTTGGTCGACGTATTCCGTTAGGTGCAAGGCTTTTGCGCAATGCGAATACTGTCTTCAGGGCGAGCATCCGTGCGTCTTCACCCGGATCAATCTCTTGGCCGTTGAGCGTGATCTTGTCTCTGAACGAAAAGTTATCGGCAGAGAAAAGGATTTTGTCTAATTGCTGTAGTGAGAAGTTACCTTCCTTCATGTCTTCTAATGTAATGACATCTGACAAGCGAATGTCTTTGCCTGTCTTCGCTGACTTGCCGACGTTCAAACTGGTCGACATTTTGAGGGCAAGATAAAGGCCCGTTCTCTCCTCTTGCGTCAGATCGGCTAGATCAATACCTTTGCTGGCATCTTTAAAATCAGCGCTATCGGCGTCTATTGGAGCGCGAACGTCTTTGACTTCTGGCTCTACAGCCCGCTCTACACCTGTAGAATTTTTAATGTCGATGGGCTCCAGCTCAGACTTTAGAAGCTCGATATTGGACTTCTTATTGCGCATGGATGGATCAAGATAACCAATGAACCAGTTGTCTCTACCCTCTTTACCCAACAGCGAGTTCAACCCCTTACCTTCAGAAAGTTGTTTTGCGCTGATAATGCGGGCGGTCTTGTACTTAGTGTTTGTTTCGCGTGGGATGGCGGCAATTATTTTACCGTTGCTTTCGCCCGCTACATCAGGGAGAGCTTCCGCCTTTGGAGCCGGAGTAGATGCTGCCTCAGAAGATGTACCTACTGCGCGATCATCCAACTCTTTAAGAAGAGCTGAGTGTTCTTCAGTAGTCATATTCTCATCAGAGAAAAACTTAGCGTCGATTGCGTTCTTCTCGCGAGCGTAATGCTCATCGGTCAAAACTACAGGCTTGTCTTGGGTTTTTGCTGCGTCTGCTATTACTTCGTAGTTGTCGTCACCCAGTATGCCCGCTGCTTTCTTGGCATTCTTTTCAGAAGCAAAATACTTCTTAGCGTTCGGCACATAGTAAGCTGCTGTACCTTTTTGCAGGCGATCACCGTCTGCGATGCTACCCCGACGTTCGCGGCCCGATGCTTCAAACGGGTAAATAGATTTCTCTTTGCCCTGTTGGCGATCCATTGCCGCGCGGGCTTTGACTGCCTCTGCACCTTTCTCGCTCAGAGCTTGAGCGTCGGGCACGTCTGCTGCGCTTAGTACAGTGCGACCGTCTTCACTGCCTGTGGAATACCCGGAGCGCACGATACCTTGTATCTTACCCTCACTTGTACGACCTGCGGTAACTGGCCCACTCTCTAGTGCGTCCGATACTTTTGCAGTGCCATCGGCAGAACGCTTGACCGTTCCGCCGTCTACATCAGGAGAGGTAACGCCTTCGCGATCAAGGAATTTTGCTCTGAGTTGTTCTACTTGCTTTGCATTAGGAGCAGACTTGCCCAGCTTTTCAAGCTCCATGACCGTATTGAACTTAGCGGCAACACGGCGGTAAACCTGACCGTCCATTTCCTTCTGAGCCACGCCCAAAATCTTCGGAACCATTTGCGACCAAGCCGCGTTAGTACCAGCGAACTGGTCGTAGAGCTTTTCAAACTGCTCATTCGCCATCATGTCGTAGTCTTGGGCCGGACGCTCCACTACTGCTTCTTCTATAGGAGATTTTGCTGGAGGTGCTTCAGTCGTAGCCGTAGGGGCGGGTGCTTCATTCGCCGAGGCGCCTGCGTCTCTACGAGCAATGTATTCTTGCACCTTCTTGTAGGCGGTTACTCCCTCACCGTAACGAGCCTTAATTGACCCATTAGATATGGTTTCTAATTCGCCATCGTTGACCAAGCGACCAAGCTCATCGACAGTAATCTTACCTTCTTTTACTAGCCTTTCGACCTGGGCGTTTTTACCGAACTTGATCTCAGGTAACGGCTTCACTTCTGTCGTCGTAACTTCAGCAGCCGGAGCTACATCTTCAGCGGTAGCCTGAGCAGCAGCGGCGACTTCTTCTCCAGCGTCTACATTTGGAGCTCGAGCTGTAGTCGTAGGTGTTTCTACTTCTGGTGCCGTAGCCGTAGCCGCGTCATCGGGGGCTGCTTGTGTAGGGTTTATTTCTGGATCAGCAGAGCTTGCTGTCGTAGGTTCCGCCCGAGATGCAGCCATTAGGTCATCGACAATATCGTCAACAGGCTTGCCAAACGCCTCCGCACGAGTACGCATTACTTCATCGTACTTAGCCTGTAGGTCAGAGATGTCTGCGTCCGGGTTCTCTGCCTGAGCGGTCTGCGCTTGTCGTGATAAATCATCAAGGTCTTTGTCGAACTGGTCAAAGCTCTCCTCGATTTTTCCAACAGTTCTGCGCTCGTCCTTCATCTCTTGCATCTGGTCAAAGATGTCGCTTGCGTCTTCGCCGCTTTCTACAGCTTTGGTGTATTCGTCGTTTAACGCGCGGATGTCGGCATCGAGGCGCTGAGTTCTACGAACTATGTCATTGCCCACTGCGGTGTTACCGCGCCAGTTAGTAACGTCTGTCGCTGCCTTCTTACCCTGGTAAGCGCCAAACACGCCGCCAAAAGCTGCGCCTATAGTACCGTCCAATGCTGCGGATGCAGCCGTGCGAAGCGGATTGAACTCATCCGATACGCCTTGTTGAATTTCTGTTGCCTGTTGGGCCGCATCGAATGCGCCACCAACGCCTGCGTTTATAGCTGCTTCCGTCTTAGCGCCTTGGATCGCTCCGGCCTTCGTGCCAGCCTTGATGGCTTGATCCATTGTGGCCCTGCCTGCACGAGCGGCATTGTACCCAACGCGAGCTTTGTTCGCTACGCCAGCACCAGCTAGAAGGTTAAGGGGGTCGAGAGCGCCCGCTGTCCCGTAGTCGATTACTTTGTCAAAGAAGCCACCGCGAGAAGGTGCGTTTGACCATATCTTAGAAAGGCGAGAATGTAGCTCTTGGCTACTACCGGCTAATGCGTACTCAGCCGCACCTTTAGCCATGGAAAGGGAGTTGGTGTCGCGCCAGCGTCGGTCGCTATAGAAATTATCCCACATCTCGCTGTCGGATGAGAACGTCTCGCCCTTGCCCTCATAATAAGAGCGCACATCGCGGATCGCATTAGGGTCCGTAATGAGGTCTACGCCTGATTTGTTTAGATAATCTTCTTGCTGGTTGGCGGGATTGATACCGCCGAATAATTCAGACGCCTTGCGTGCCATGATCGGGTGCTCCATTTAACTCGATAAAGCTAAAATACGGGGAGCACCCGGTTGATGTCGTCCTTACTGGTTGGGATTGTAGAAGTCTGGAAGCTGGCTTCCCCCGCCCGGAGAGGTAAGAGCGTCGATAACTGGCTGCATAAAGTTAGTACCCTGTACCATCTCACCCGTTGCGTTGGCAGTGCCCGATTGTCCGTTGCCCTGCTGGGGTGCGCTTTCAGCCCTGTTTTGCTCAAGGCGGCTAATCATAACTTTAATTTCCTCAGGAAGTTCTTCCTCTAGCTCTAGGTTGACCTTCACCATAGCAAGTA